AACTTAACTCCAGAATTATCAGCCTCTGCTTTTTTAAAAATTAAATTATTATTATCAATTCCTGCTAAAGCATTTGAGTTTCCAAAAGCAATATAATCATACACACTATTAACAGTCTCATATAGATCCAAAATTTCATTTGCTTGTGAATCTGTAATATTTGTAAAGCCTAAAGATAACTTTGCATCTGTTTTTTTATTTCCATATCTGATAACGCTTTTGGCACCATTCTGTGCAACAAACTCTGTCTGAGGGTACGATCCAGGGGTATAACTTCTGGATGTCGGTTTAATATTAGGAAAAGGACGTAGGGTAGCCATAATCAGGAACTTAAATTGTCAAGTGAAATAATACTTTTATCATCATATTTAATTACCGCAAGTGTACCATCCGCATTTAAAGGAGCATAACTTCCAGAAATATTAATCAACCCATCTTCTGCATAAGATATAGATTCTATCTTATAAACACGATCAGATACTGAATCATCTGGAACGGTAAAAACAGAACCTCTAAATGCTGACGCAGCCTTACCATCTGTTATTTTTATCGCAACAACATCTGAAACAGAAGTATCGCCAGGTTTCCAAAACATTATTTGCGTACCATTTGTCACATTAACTTGTGATTGAATCTCACCATCCTGTGTTATCACTCCGTTAGCAAAACGATTGGTATGAGTAGCTTCTGAGTGTAATCTTATGTAATCTCCTGGGGCTAAGTGCATTGCAGCTTGAGGTGTTGTATCAAACGTGATTCCATGATCTATCTTATTTCTTACTTGTAAAGCATAATCTAAAAATTTCTGAGCATGAGATTTACTTGTACAAAAAATAGACATATCAAAACTTTCACGAGGATTATTATCAGAAGTAGAACTTAATCTTCTATTTATAACTTCTGTCTCAGGAAATCCATTTTCTCTTTCATGTCTATATGAAGCAAAACCTATAAAATCCTGTCTTTCCTCTGCACTTAAAAAACTAACTTGTAAATTTTTTGTATTACCATCAGTGAATAAAGCTTTAACATTGGGTTCTTGTTCTCTATCTATAATAAATGTATCTTTATTAAAAGGTACAGAAGGAAACAAAGAAAATCTACCTCCTAATATTGTGAAATCTAATAAACAATATTGTGCATTTTGAAAAATAAATTCTCTTAAGTTTTTCTCTTCAACTATCACACCATCCCAAAATAATTTATTTGCTTTACAAAACTGTGAAGCTATCTTCATTCTTTCTTCATCAACAGATCTGACACCAATCAAATCTCCAGCACCAATTAAAGGATCAGTTAACAAGGCAAAAACAATATCAGGGAATAAATTACTTGGTCCTATCGTTCCATCTATAAGATTTTTTATACTTAATCCTTCTTTAAAATATGCAGATAATTGACTAAAACTTGCAAACTCCTTGCTACTATTAATTCTTATACCTGCTAAAGATAAGTCTTTATAATTCATAAATTCTCCATCTGTTAAAGACCCATTACCTTTTACTTGTTCATTTACATAAACAATCTCATGTTCTGGTTCTTCCATGTGACTAGGAAGTTCTGCTTCAAAACTAATAAAATCAGCAATAGCACCATAGGGTAATATGTTTTTATTTGTTACTGCATTTCCAATCTCATTATCAGGCCAGGGATCTGTAACAAATTCCTGACTCACTACAAAAACTTGAACATTATCAAGACCTGAAAAAGTTTGTCCTCCTCCTGAAACTGCTGGTATATTGACAGTTGATTCAAATGTGTATCCCGATCCAGAATCTGTTAAAAACCAAAGAACACCTCCTGAACTAAAAAGTTGTATAGTAATTTTTGCTCCAGATCCATTACCTGTATTATCAACTAATTCAATATCTTGAACGGTATGAACAACTTTTGAATCAAAGGGTAATAAATTTTGTCTTTGAATTTTAAAATCTTTAAACTCATGAAATTCTTCATCGCCACCACCAATAAAAGCACCAACTTTATAACGTATAGAATCTGAATCATAATAAATAATTTCTTCTATAGGAGTTGTGGTCTTAGCAGTTACTGTACCTAATAATTCATCATCATAATAAAATTGATAAATGCTAGTTCTTCCTCCATCAAAACCTGGTTTAATTTTTGTAACGTAATATCTAGGAAATTCATACCTATCATCTGTTGTTGTCCATTCTCCTACATTATCGTCAGTAAATCCGACTCTATCAATTGCTAAACCTGTTATTTTAGTATCTGTTTGTGGTACTGTTCCTAAAAACCATTCACTATTAGAAACATCACCACCAGTAAGTGTTAAATTAAAACCTGCATACCTAATACTAAATTCATTTTTGGTATCTTGTTGTAAGGGTGCATTAGCTCTTAATAATCTTATTTGATTATTACCGTTGTCAATAAAATTTCTTTTTATTTCATTACCAGGATAAGGTACAAATCTAAATTCATATTGACTCTTTGGATGACTTATTCTTATGAAGTTATATTGAAACTGTGGTGTTCTACCTTTAATTGCAAAAGGTTTGCCATTATCAATAGTAATAAAATCATTATCAGTATCAGCCTTTCTTGCCTGTAATCTGAAGAAACTATATCTGGAAACATACTTATTTAACGGACCAAGACTGATATTACCATTGTCATTTTGATATGTTTTTAAAGTTCCAGACGGATTATTATAATTAAAACCCCCAGGATGACTATTTACATTTGGAAACCCAGTAATCTGTTTAAATACTTTAGACTTCAAACCTATTTCTGTAACATCACAATCTCTGTTATTACTAATTGAAGCAACGGCTACTCTTTGTAAAGTATTTAATTCCCAAGGAGAATGAGCCATCCTAAAACCGTTAGCACTTCCTCTTATATCAATTCTAGGGTCAGCATCTGGTCCTATATCTGTAATTCTAAAATCGAAATCTTTATAAGTTCCCTCTGCCCATAATCTGTCTTGTTGTATCTCAGTACAAATAGCTAAGGAAGATCCAATTAAGTATGATTCTCCAATTGAAATATTATCATCAATTCGTTCTCTATCAGAATCAAGAGCAGTCTTTACATCTTGTAAACCCCAAGGTTCAAAATCACCTTGTATATCATCTATTGGGTTCATATCACCGATTGTATATCTTACGGTATCATCTTTCTCTAATGTAAAACGTCCATGCTTTTCCTCACCGTTATGTTTTAAAAAACCTGCATATCTAGGATAATATTTAGCAATCTTTTTTCTTTTTTTATCAATATCATTTTTATTACTTGCATCTTTAGCTTTTAAAATTAATTCATAAGGTAACTGAAATCTCATCATATTAGGCATTGGAGAAAAAATGCCAAACCTTGATTGCGTTGTAGGAGTTCTTACTCCACAAAAAATATTATTACTAAAAGTACCAATTTCATCCCAGTCAATACTAAATACATCTTCTGGACTTGTAGTACCTCCCTTACCATCTCTACCTATCTCTCTTGCAAGTTCACTTTGTGTGTATCTATCTAATTCTTGTAATCTATTTTTATCATTTATTTTTTGTCCTTTGTAATATAGAGCTACCTTTGCACCTGTATAGTTTTTAAGAAGTAAATCTCCTATGGCATATCCTGCAAAGTCAGGTTTTGTAGGAATCTTTTCATTAGAAAATATAAATACACCTTTTAATTGTTGATGAGTTCCGAGGCTCCTTAATTGTGACCAGACAAGTTTACTATTAACACGAACACCTCCAATATTATTAGCAGAATCTCTTTTAGTAAAAATAAGAGGTATTGTTTCACCAAGAACAGCTAATTCCTGTAAAGAGTTAAAACCTGACTGTGGTGCAAACCTTTTAACAGATTGTGCTCCTTCTGTTTGTAAACTAGGTGGAGTCTTAGGTGCTTTTGGCTTTGGTGCTAAAGCTGCTGCTATATAAGATAATGCAACACCAATTGCAATAACACCATAAAATCCTATACTAACTCCACCAAAAACTAGAGGAGCTATTGGCACTGCTGGCATATTAACAATGTCAGGTATCAGATCATAGTCTTTTCTTCTCTTACCGTTAACAGATTCAGCTAAATATATAAACTGCCAATACTCTTCTTCTGTAATTCCTAATGCTTCACAAAGTTGGACTTCATAGGGTAATAACGCTCTATGACCTCCAAATACTCTAGAGGACTCCATCTTACCTCCGACTCTCCGCAACTCAGCCATCCTTTCTCCCAATAAACAGCAAGCCCATAACCTTCATTTGATTTGCATAGCCCAACTGTACCAATCTTACTGTCTTCTGTAAGGTTTCCCCATTTATTAAGTTCTTCTTTAAATATTTGATATTCTTTTTTTCGAAACTTTTTATACCAATCCTTTGTAGGCTCTGGAGTCTTAATACCATAACTGGCTAATACAGTTTTAGCTAAAGATAAACAATCAGCAGCACCATGTTTGACAGGATCGGCACCTAAACGATATGGCATGCCAACAAGATGTACAGGCTTCATCTGTTCTGTATATCTCCAGTTACAGGTAACGCTCCAACAATACTTGTAGTTAAACGTCTGTTAGGTGCAGTCGTACCAACAGCATCAATAGAACTGCTTAACAAGACTTCAATAGTTTCTGCATCGTAGGACAAAGAAGCTGCTAACCAGTTATCTCTTGTTAAAAAGTTATTGCCATATATTTCTTGTGGATTCATTGTTGCTGGATCTACTTTAGATACAAACACTTCAACACTATATTTTTCTGTAATTACTTTCTGAGCAAAAGACATAGATACCTGATTATTAGCAAGAATTAAAGCAGCCTCTAAATTATCTCCTGATTTATTTTTTGCAGCACCTTGATATATAAAATTTAAGAATTTGTATGTAAATTCTTTATTGTTTTCATCTGGATTTTGAGATGGAAAAACTACTTTTATTTGACTTTCGTCCAACTTATCAGGATTACATTTACCATTCTGAAAACGAAATTCAGTTTCACCAAAAGGTTTAGACTTTTTAGGTTTTTTTCTAATAACTACAAACGTAGTGATAGCAGTGAGACTCATATACCTATCTTAGCTCTGGAACTTCTTGAGTTTTTAAGAGTATTTAATGT